ACCTAGTTAAAAGGTTAATTATCTTTACAGAAGAATTCTGTGACGTTGAGTTATTTCCTTATCAGATTCCCATTGCTTACCGTTTAATTGAATCTATTGTTATTGGTGACGGTGAAGAAATCACAGTCATCGCAACCCGCCAGTCAGGTAAGTCAGAAGTACTTTCTAATGTCTGTGCGTCCCTCATGGTTATCCTTCCTAAGTTGGCTAAGGTCTACCCAACATGGCTTTCTAAGTTTGACAAGGGCTTTTGGGTTGGGGTATTTGCGCCAACTGAAGACCAAGCCGATACCGTCTTTGGTCGTATCGTTTCAAAACTGACAAGTGAACATGCACTTCAGTTTTTACTTGACCCTGAGATTGACGACAAAGCAGCCTCTGGTGGCTCTCGTGGTAAGGGTAAACTAATCAGCCTAAAGAATGCTGGCTCTATCTGCCGTATGCAAACCTGTAACCCCAAGGCAAAAATTGAATCTAAGACCTACCACTTTGTCCTTATTGACGAGGCTCAGGAAGCCGATGAGACCATGATTGCTAAGTCAATCAAACCCATGTTGGCGTTCAACAACGGTTCTATCTGCCTTACTGGTACCGCTACCCGTTACAAGTCTTACTTTTATAAAATGATTCAATATAACAAGCGTAGGTCTGTAGGCGGTAAATCAAAGCGCCAGCAACACTTTGAGTATGACTGGAAGGTAGCGGCTAAATACAACAAGAACTACCTAAACTTCATTTCTAAAGAAAAACTCCGTATTGGAGAAGACTCAGACGAATTCCAGATGTCCTACATGAATCGTTGGATTCTTGAAAAGGGTATGTTTGTTACTGAGGAGCGCCTAGACCGTATGTACGATGCCTCCATGAACGTTGTAAAGCAATGGTGGCGTACTCCTGTTGTGGCTGGTATTGACGTAGCCCGTTCAAATGACTCCACGGTAGTTACCGTTGTTTGGGTTGATTGGGACCATCCAGACCCATTTGGCTTTTACGAGCATCGTGTTCTCAATTGGCTTGAGATTAACAACGAGGAATGGGAATCTCAGTATTTCCAGATTATTGATTTCTTGCGCAACTACGATTGTATGAGAATTGGTGTGGACTCTCAGGGTGTCGGTGGTGCTGTCGCAGAACGTCTACAACTGCTTCTGCCTGACATTGAAGTTCTTGCGGTTACCTCAGATGCCAAGAATCAGAATGAACGTTGGGTGCACCTAACAGAACTTATTCAGCGTGACCAACTTGTAATTCCTGGTCATTCTAAAGCCCGTAGAATCCGAACCTGGAAACGTTTTAACCAGCAAATGTCTGACCTTGAAAAGATTTATCGTGGACCTTATTTACTTGCGGCGGCTCCTGACGAAAAGGGTGCATTTGATGACTACCCCGACAGTTTGGCGATTGCTTGCCAAATGACTACGCAAGATACGATGCCGACCATTTTGGTGGCTGATAATCCTTTTTTCCGTTGAAATATGATACCCTTATATACAAGTAACCCCAGTCCCTTTTGGAGGATTTTGTGAACGTAGCACCCGCCCCGATGTTCCCTGAGAAGTCGCCCACCATGTTTGAGCGTGGCTTTGCGCCATCAATCCCAATGAACAAAGGTCCTCTTCGCTTTGAAGAGGGTGTCGCAACTGACACCGATGTTCCTAACGATTTTGCACAAGGCGCATATATGGACACCGCTCCATCGCCCATGCGTATGAACCATAACAACCCAGAGATGTTCTACAAGCACCCAGAGCAGACAATGCAAGAGCGTGCTCACGTAGGTGCTGCTTCATGGATTGAAGCCCCTGCGGTCCTCTCAGAGTTCGTACAGGGCGCTGTAGCAGGAGATGGCATGCCATCCTTTGAGTATGAGTACAACACGGGTGGACACATGAACCGTCCAAACCCAACTGTAGTTTACGACTAAGTAATGGAATACGGCGAAGCACCAACTCCTGGTGCCGCCGAAGACTCTGAACCTACGCCGTACCAATCGTCACTGCGTATCCAGAGTGCTGAGGGTGGTATACCTATTGCGGCAGTGTACGCTGGTTTTAAAACTACGTACAACTTTAAGCCTGCGGCTGCTGCTCGGCGTATGGCCTTTGCAGAGGCTGCAACACATTACAAATACTTTGAAGCGGCTACAGCCATTCATAACCCGTATGTACCACCACGCCGTAGTCCAAAGGGCGGTATTGACCGTCAGCGCCGCCTAACAGGAAACGGTGAAATCTTTACAGACCCGTTGGATGCTTTTAAGCCTCAGCGGTTTAAGTCTACAAAACTCAACGACCCTTCACGCCTGACCTACAAATCAGGTGGACCAAGTCGTTGGGAGAAAAAAGGTTTATCCGCTTATCGTGCGGCTAACAAAGATAACATTGATGGAGTACCCGACTGATGGCTGCTGACCATATATCCAGTTTAGAAAAAAGACTTGCTGAAGTCTCAGAAGATGAAGTTCTTAAATATGCTTCAGGGCCAGGGCTTAAAGCAGCCCAAGAAACTTTTGGTGCTATCTCACGAGATACTAGAGGAACTTCCAAGGCTGGAAGACTTATGCGGGGTGGTTTAAAACCTTACTTACTAGGTGGTAGTACAAAACTTGACCACAACGACACTTCTGGTATTGCTTCTGTTCTAGGTTCCCATCAGTGGATTCAATACATGCAGCCTGCTAACGCTTCACAAATTCCAGGTTGCAACACTTGTGGTTCAAACACAAAAGGTTGTACAGCCGCTTGTTTAGGTAAGTCTGGTCAACTAGGTCTTGCTTCTGGTGAAATTGCTAAAGAAGCACGTACTGCTATGGCTTGGCATGAGCCTGCTAAATACCTTGGACTTCTTCATAACCAGATTGGACAACGTGAGCGTGTAGCAGCACGTGAAGGGCGAGCCCCTATTATACGCCTTAATGGTACTTCTGATATTGGTTGGCATCGTCTGCCTTCTGCCCCAATTATTCTAGGTTCACGCCCTGGAACTCTTTTTAGTGAGTACACTAAGTTCAACACTGGTGATGTTGTAGACCATGAAGATTCTAATGATTATGACAACTACGAATGGATTCATAGCATTACAGAAAATACAACTACTAATCGTATTAAACAAATTGTAGAAACACAAACAGAACGTGGTCATAGAAATGTGGCTGTTCCTTTTGACATGAAAAAAGGTGACCCTGTTCCTAACGTAGTAACACTTCGTGATAAGTCTGGTGCATCTATTGACCTACCCGTTGTCAAAGTTAAGGGAGTATCAGTTGGAGATGCCCATGACATGCGTGTGCGTGACCCACAAGAAGGTGGTGTTGTTGCCCTTCGTGCCAAGGAAATTGTTCAAGATGGTAAGCGTGGAATCTTTGATAATCGTGGCTTTATTCGTCCTGTAGAGACACCCGTAAGCATTAGTACACGCCCTTCTCGTAGCGCCGCTTTCCGAGGATAACTCATGGACCCTGCAATCGCTTCCATTGTTGTCGCCATTATTGGACTCTTCGGAAGCGTTGCTGTTGTTGCTATAAAAGAGTTTAAAGACATGAAACACAAGAACTCTGCTGACCACGGTGCAGTCATGCTAAAACTAAACAAAGTTCAAGACACTGTGGAAAAGGTTGGGGACAGACTTAACAACCACATTGATACACATCAAAAGAATTAATCTGCTAACATAATCCTGACCACAATCATGTGCTAGTTCATGATTCGGAATAAGGTTAGGAAATATGGATAACAAAAAGCCCATGAGCCTCACAGAGGCTTTTGCTAATCCAAAAGCGGGAAGGGACAACACCGACTGTAAGTTGATGCGTATCCGCCCAAATTTGGATGTGCAAGACCAAGAAACTCTTGACAGAGTTGTAGACGCAATCCGCTCAGATATTGGTAACGGTAAATCAAAAACATATAGTGTTTCATGGTTACATCGTGTTCTTAAAAACTTAGGACAATCAATATCCACAAGCAGTATCCAACGACACATTAATGGAAGTTGTGGATGTGGGCCAACTAACTGAACAGTTTAAACCTCAGTTTGGCCCATCATGGGACCCAGTACGCCAAGGTCCTGCAATTAAACTTCCAAAAGTTACTGTAAAGCCATCTCTTTCTGATTGGAAGAAATGCGTTGTACTTCCTGATATTCAGGCAGGTTTTTTTAGAGGACGAGATGGAAATCTAACCCCTACGCATGACCCCCTTGCTATTTCTTATGCAGTAGCAGTTGTTAAAGCAGAAAAGCCTGACATCATTGCATTAAATGGGGATAACACTGACTTTCCAGAATTTGGTAAGTACCGTCTAAGCCCTGCGTATGCATTGACTACACAAGCAACCATTGACTACATGACTACCCTTTGTGCACAACTACGAGATGCTGCACCGTATGCTCGTATTGTTTGGATTGAAGGTAACCACGAGGCACGCCTTACAAACTCAATTTTAGATAACGCAAAAGCATCTTTTGGTTTAAAGCAGGGTAACAAGCCAGATAGTTTTCCTGTGCTCTCTGTGCCCTTCCTGTGCCGTTTGGACGACTTTGGTGTTGAGTACCTTGCTGGATACCCTGCAAGTCAACTTTGGTTAAACAACCGAATTAAAATTATTCATGGTCACAAAGTTGCTTCAGGTGGTTCTACTGCCCACAAGTACCTAAGCACAGAGAAAGTTTCTGTTGTGTATGGACATATCCATCGCCGTGAATGGGCAGAACGCACACGCCAAGATTGGGATGGTGCAAAAACAGTTGCTGCTATTTCATTTGGTTGCCTTGCTCGTGTATCAGGTGAAGTACCTTCAACTAAGGGTGGTATTGACCTTGATGGTCGCCCACTAACCATTGTGGAAGACTGGCAACAAGGCTTAGGGGTAATACACTACAAAGAAGGTGATGGTCCGTTTCATCCTGAAATGCTTCCAATCCACGATGGAACAATGTTTTACAAAGGAAAAGTGTTCGGAGAATGACAACTATTGTTGGAATACAGGGTGATGGTTACGCCATAATTGCTAACGATTCACGCATTTCGGATACAGACTCAAATGGGTTTGTATCACGGATATCTACAGTGCGCCCTGGTTCTGGCAAGGTTGCCAAAAACGGCAAATATATCATTGGAGCGGCTGGAGATATGCGTGCAATTAACCTTTTGCACCATGTCTTTAACCCTCCAGCACCACCAGCAACTCTTCTTGGAATACGTTTAGACAAGTTTTTTACTTCAAAGTTTATTCCTGATTTACGAGAATGCTTTGATTCACAGGGTTATTCGTCCCCTAATAATGACCAATCAGACCATGTTGCAGAGCAAGGGTCATCAATCCTCGTGGCTATTAACG